CTTGGATTATCAAAGACCGACCAAAGAACCCGTTTGCTGACTGCTCATAGTCCACCAGGCCATTAAACGTTACTGGCGTTGTGTACCCTATCAATGACAGAAAAGGACGCTCCAAGCCGCTGTCAAGCGTCGACAGCTGCCGCTCAATGGATGCAATGTCAGACTCAACATCGGCCCCGTCAGCCTGGCGTTTCTTTAGCTGCCCCAGCTCTTTAGCAAGCTGCATCTTTATCTCTTTGCGAACATCGCCACCCAATGGCATAAACGAATTAGCTTTTGAGTATGCCGACATTAGCGCGCCAATTACTCCCTCCAGGTATGCCGCACCGCCACGCTTTCGAGCATTGTCGATCTTCTGCAACACTAGGCCCATCTCGTCGATAATGTAGCAAGCCGCTTGGTGGTCTATTAAATTGCGGATTATCTCCTGCTCTGACTTAATAGCGCCGTGGGTTGCAGGTGCAATGCCTGCCGCTTTATGAATTTCGGCTTGGGCCTGTTGTATCGCCTCTTTCCCGGTTGCCGACCCTGCCACGCAAAAGATGAACTGGTTAGTAGTAACGCCGTAAACCTTATCTTCATAGCGCAGCCCGGAGATATTGCCCATTGCCGACAAGGCCGCCGCTACTGCCAGCCGCTCGCGTGGAAACCGGCACTGCCCGTTGATCCATTCCACAAGCTTGCCAACAAAACCTGGCGGGCGCAGTAGGTCGATATTATCGTCAGACAATGGCTCGTCGTACACTAACTCAGTCTCGAAAGTCACGGTCGACTGGTAGCCGCCCTGCTCTGCGAAGTGAACCAGCGTTCCGACTGTTACCAGTGACGCGGATTTTCCGAACGAATGCCAATGCTGACCGATCTTTTCGCTGCCTGCGTAATCTTCGCCTGTTGCGCTCCACGTGTCCCAAATCGCGCAGCCCGTGCCTGTGGTTGCATGGTGTAGCGCCATACCGATTTTTATCCATTGTTCGTAGCTGCAATTCGCATCGATACATTGAAGCATCGCGCCCAGATCATCGGCTGACAGATCCACTTGCTGCCCGCGAAATTCCGCTCGGATATGCTCGGGTTTTTCCAGCAATGCCAACAACTCGGCGGGTGCTTCTGCAATGTCATCCGGGTGCCCTTTTTCTGCTTCGTATAAAGAGCCGCTCTTATGCAAAGATCCGCAACCGACAACGTAGCCGCTAGACTTGAAGTCGATGCCTTCGTAATCCGCGTGGTGCCCTGCCAATGCCAGAGCCAGCGGCTTCTTAAAATAGATATGCCAACCGCCGCCACCGGTTGCTACTACAAACCCAGACAAGGCTTTAAAGTCGAGGTCTAAGTCTTTGCAGAGCTTCGCATATGCCTCGCTGCCGCCGTTTCGTGGGTCGATGTCTATAACGATATGCTCGTCAACTAGAACGCCGAACCCGGTATTAAACTGGCCCATCATTTCCATTGTGTCGAGCTGCTCGTCTGACCAGTTTGGCGTATGTTGCCAAGCCGATGTTCTAGGATGTTTTAGGGTAGCTTTGCAGTGCGGGTTGCCGCATTCGCAGTTTCCTTTAGCGTCAACGCCATGGAGGCCGAAGATGCGAAAGCCTGCGTCGAGATAATCAAACTGATTCATTGGCCTGCTCCTCTAGCCACTCTATTAACTGTTGAACGACTGGAAACGAAACCCGCTGCCCGCCATTGGCTAGGTTATATATAGTCGAGTAACTAATACCGGTTGCCCTGGCAACGTATTTGAGGTTCAACGGCTTCAGCCGCTGTTGTAACTGTTTAAGTGTCATTTCGTATCATCCCGTCTTATATAGCTCGTGTGTGTGATTGCAGTATATATACAAAAAAAGTTGTTGCAACCCTTAATATATTGCTTTAAAGTGCGAACCTCAATTAGGAAAGAGAGAAACAAACCATGTCAATATTAAAGCAAGCAACGAAACCAGCTGACCGGATGCCGATCGTAACTATCTGCGGCGACTCAGGGCTCGGTAAAACGTCCCTGGCGGCGACATTCCCAAACCCTATAGTGATACGCGCCGAAGACGGCTTACAGGGTGTACCGGCTGCCATACGGCCCGACGCGCTGCCGGTAGTAACATCACTGGAACAGCTTATTGAGCAGATGACTGCACTATATAAAGAAGAACACAAATACAAAACGATCATTATCGACTCGGTAACGGCGCTCGAACGTATCTTTATGCAAAACGTTATCGACAGCGACCCCAAGAAGCCGAAGTCTATTAACCAGGCTTTAGGCGGATATGGCGCAGGCCTTGGCGCAGTAGCCACACTGCACCACCGGGTCGGCAAATTGATGTCAAAGATTAATGCCGATAAAAACATCGCCATTGTCTATATTGCGCACGCCGACACCGAGACAATCGAACTGCCAGACATGGATCCCTACACTCGATACAATCTGCGACTCGGCAAACGCTCAGTAGCGCCGTATGTAGATGACGTGGATATGGTCGGCTTCTTAAAGCTCCAGACGTATACCAGCGGCGACGGCGACAAGAAAAAAGCCACGTCAGACGGCTCACGATTGCTAGTAACCTATGCCACCGCGTCGAACGTCAGCAAAAACCGATATGGCATTACAGAAAATGTATTTGTACCGAAAAACGAAAACCCATTAGCACAATACATCCCGGCTTTAGCCACTTATAACAAAGAAGGTAAATAATTATGTCATTCTTCGATCTTTCAGACGGAAAAACAGTATCAGCCGCAACTTCATTTGACAGCAATGTTCAGATTAAGCCTATCCCTGCAAACACTCAGGTAGTCGCGGCAATTGACGAAATTAAATGGGACGAATATCAGGGTGACTCGTTTGTATCTGCCCGCTGGGTAGTGCTCGACGGCGAACATAAGGGCCGCAAGATCTTTCATAAGATTCGCGTAAAAGAGCAGGATAAAACCAAACGCGATCGTGCTTTAAAGATGCTCGCTGCTATCGATGCGAACGCAGGCGGCGACTTAATGCGCAACGGCACCGAACCCGGCGACAGCCAACTCAGCTCCGCGCTATCTAATAAGCCTATGGCTATCAAGCTCGGCCTTTGGGAAATTGATGACAAGTCAGGCAACTGGGTCATGGCAGTATCGCCGGTCAACTCCGCACCAGCTGCGCCAGTAGCTGCCGAAGATATTCCCTTCTAATAATACGGCCCTACGGGGCCTTTTTTTTCGAGGTAAAAACAATGGAACAGCTATCACAAGAATGGTTTGACGCGCGCAAAGGCCGGGTAACTGGTTCGCAGATTGGTGCAATCCTTGGCGTTAATCCTTGGTCTAGCACCAAAGACGCTATGCGCTCGATACTCGGTCAATCAACTTTTACCGGCAACGTCGCCACCGAATACGGAAGCCGGAACGAGGAAAATGCCGTATTCGATTTTGAGCTTGAAACAGGCATTACCATTAAAGAATGCGGGTTTATAGTTCACCCGGAATACGATTGGCTCGGCGCGTCACCCGATGGATTAATTGGCGCAGATGCTATTGCCGAGATTAAATGCCCGTTTGGGTTGCGTGAAAATCCCGACCCGGAATTTAAAAGCCTGGCACACCTGCCCCATTATTATGCCCAGGTTCAATATGAAATGTTTTGCAGCGAGCGAACGACAGCGTATTTCATTCAATGGAACCGGTTTAAATTTGACACCGAAATGGTTTTTTTCAGTCAGCAATATATTGACAAAACCCTGCCCAAGCTTAAAGCATTCCACGACGAATATCTTGCGGCGGTTGCTTAGATGAGAAACAATCCGCGCGTAATGACACCCGGCGCGCTTCGTTCGTTCCGTCGATTGCAGCACAAATGCACTTTGGCAGAGCTGGCATACTATTTTAAAATAAGTGAACCGCACGCGTGCCGTATTCGAGCGGGCGAAAACTGGGGCAGAAAATGTTAAGACCATATCAACAGAACGCGGTCGACGCCGCGAAGGCTTTTCTTTCTAAATGTTATGACCCCTGCATCATCGATGCTGCAACGGGTGCAGGGAAGTCGCACATCATCGCAGAGCTTGCGCAATGGATTCACGAAACCAGCAAAAAACGGGTGTTGTGCTTGGCACCGTCTAAAGAACTAGTCGAACAGAACCACGGTAAATACATTGCCGCCGGTGGCATGGCAAGCCTGTACAGCGCTTCAACCGGTCAGAAAAGCCTTGAACACTATGTCGTATTCGGCACGCCTGGCACCGTTAAAAACAGCCTGGAACGGTTCAAAAACTTTGCAGCTGTTATCGTTGATGAAGCCCACGGCATAACACCCACAATTAAATTCATCATTGACGATCTGCGCAAAAAGAACCCGCAGCTGCGCGTTCTGGGCTTGTCTGCCACGCCGTACCGTCTCGGAAGTGGCTATATATATCAGCTCGATGAGAACGATAGGGCAATCTCAGAGCACGAAACAGTAGAACCATATTTTAAAAAGCTAGTGTTCAAGATAGGCGCGAAAGAATTAATCGATCAAGGCTATCTAACGCCACCGACAACAGAGCGCCATAATGGATATGACACCACCGGCTTGGAATTGAATAGCATGGGCAGATTTGATGCCCGCCAGGTTGAACAAGCGTTTGAAGGTGAAGGCCGGAAAACAGCTGCCATCATTGCAGAGGTGGTCGAGCTATCCGCCGGGCGAAAAGGCGTAATGATATTTGCCGCAACCGTGCCCCATGCCAAAGAAGTTATGCAAAGCTTGCCACGCGGCAACAGTGCCTTGGTAACAGGTGAAACGCCAAAGGCTGAACGCGAACAAATACTAAAGGCTTTCAAAGCCAGACAGATAAAATACTTGGTTAATGTTTCCGTATTGACCACCGGCTTCGATGCAAGCCACGTTGACGTTATTGCCATCTTGCGCGCCACCGAGTCTGTCGGATTAATGCAACAGATTATCGGGCGCGGGTTGCGCATCGATCCCGGCAAACAAGATTGCCTAGTTTTGGACTACGCGGAAAACATCGAACGCCACTGCCCCGATGGCGATGTATTTAACCCAGACATTAAAGCCTATAAATCCACCAAGGTGGTAGGTGGTGCCGAAGTTGAATGCCCCGACTGTAATTATATAAACGACTTCTCGGGCCGCCCGAACCCTGATCAATTCCACGTAACGAAAGATGGCTACTTTGCCGACCTGGCAGGCGTGAAACTAGAAATACCCTCCCACTTTGGCAGGCGATGCCACGGTGAATTTTTAGCCGCCGGAACCTATGCCAGGTGTGAACATAGATGGGCATCTAAAGAGTGCGAGAAATGCCAACACGCGAACGACATAGCAGCGCGCTATTGTGAAAAGTGTAAAGGCGAACTGATCGACCCGAACGAAAAGCTGGTCATGGAATTCAGAAAGCTAAAGTCAGACCCATACGCGAAAAGCACTGACAAGGTTTTGAGCTGGCATTGCCAGGAATGGATAAGCAAAAGCGGAAACCAAACATTGAAGGTCGACTACACCACCGAATACAGATCATTTTGCATCTGGTATATGCCGGAAAAGGTGGACGAATGGGAGTCATTATCCACTGCTGTTTTTAGTGGTAGAATCGCGCCATCAATCGAAGTATTTTTATCATCGCTTCCGAACTATGGCGTAATGCCAAAAACGCTAACGCTCAAAAAGATGAAAGAAAAAGGCTTCTATAAAATCTATGGACACAATGAGGCATTAGATGAAATTCCCAAAATCAATTAAAGTTTACGGCGACATTAAATACAGAGGGCCATGC